TTTGATAACCTTAAGAGTATTAGAGATAACTGAAAGCGTCTTTAGCCCCAAGGCATCAATTTTGATAAGACCAATATCTGCGGCCTCCTCCATGTCATACGCGACAACGGGGATGCGCCCAGAAACAGAATCAGAAGGGTCTTTACGAGTTTCAATTGGAGCATAGTTTCTGATAGGCTCCTTGGCTACAACAATACCAGCAGCGTGCATACCATTACCACGAATCCTGCCCCGCAGGCTTGATGCCAGTTTAATTACTTCTGGGTATTTTTGCCTAAACTCTTCCGTATTTGGTGAGTTCTCATAATCCTCAAAGTTCTCAACGGTCTTCAGTGCTTTATTAACCTCATGAAGAGGAATCATAAATACCCGCGCTGCGTCACGAAGCACACCCTTATCCTTAAAGAACTGGTAGGTTGAGATAGAAGCAACGTTCTTATACTTCTTCCTAAGGTATTCCTTTACCTCGCCCCGCCTAGAATCCTCAAAGTCCGTATCAATGTCAGGGAAGTCATTACGCTCAATGTTAATAAACCTACTGAATAGAAGGTCATACTTAATTGGATCGACCTCTGTAATCCCTAACAGGTAGCAGACTAGCGATCCTGCGGCTGATCCACGACCGGGACCAACAAGAATATCATTATCCTTAGACCAGTTAATCATATCCGCAACCACTAGGAAGTAGGGAGCGAAACTCTTCTGCTTGATAACATTAAGTTCTTCCTCCATACGATCCATGTAAACCTTCTCATCGTCAATCTTACGAGACTTCCATCCCTCTAGACATAGTTCGCGCAGTTTATCGTTAGAACTACGCTTGGAAACTGGCAATAGGTTTACACTCTGAACATAGTCATAGTCACCAATTTGGTCAACAACATGCAGAGTATTCTCATACACATCGCTTCTCGTAATTCCCTGTGCCTCAAGGTGGACGGTAATCTCAGCGCGTGACTGAATGTATACGTCAATATCCTTGAAACTAATGGGACGATCTGGATACAGGTAGTCTAGTCGCTCAAAAATGTCGGACATCTGACGAGACTTCTCAAAGTCTGCTTCCCTATTAGCATTAGGCTTAGTTGAAAGGATTAGTAATGCTTCCTCAACCGCCCTCTGATCCTCAGTCGCAAAGTGGCAGTCTGAGGTAACGATAGGTCCAACGCTATACTTATCTGATAGTTCTAGGAGTTTATGGTTCAGGGACGCAGGGTTGTGTGGCTGAATCTCAACATAAAAATCCTTGTCAAAACGATTCTTAAACCAATGCATCAACGCATCGGCACGCTCATACTTTTCCTTTTCGATAGCCTTAGCGATAAGACCATTCATGCATCCAGATAGAACGATAAGCCCATCGCCATAGTCACTTAATAGTTCAAGGTCAATGCGGGGCTTACGATAAAATCCTTCTGTCCATGCCATCTCTGAAAGGTGATGAAGATTCTTTAGTCCCGCCTGATCCTTAGCAAGGAGAATAATATGATTAAAAACCTGAGTGTTGTCATCACGGCTCTTAATGTCACGTCGGTCAAATCTGTCTGTCTCTGAGATATATGCCTCTACTCCTAGAATTGGCTTCATCCCAAGTTCCTTGGCGGCACGCTGCATATCACGATGACTAGATAGAGTGCCATGATCAGTTACTGAAACTGCTGTCTGACCAAGTTCCTTGGCAGCACTTAGTAGTTCGTGGGGGGAACAGAGTCCGTCTAGGATAGAATACTGTGAATGACAATGCAGATGCGCGAAATCCATGTACTTCCTAACTAGTAGTTGTTCAATAAGGGCTGTCTGTCAAGGCTGATCTGATGCATCCAAACTGCACTCTTATCAGCAGTCTTCATGATTGGAGGAAATCTATTTTCTATCTGTGCAATACCGGGATTGACTCCACCGTGATGAGCATCATCAAAATACACTATAGCATCGTCGGCTAAATGTTTTTCCCATGATTCAAAATCTTGTACCACTGCCTCAGGGCTATGATATCCATCAATAAATAGTAATCCAACCTTGGGTCCAACATAAGTTTCTGATTCAATATATGAATAACCAGTAATCCTAGTAACGATTGAAGAATCTAGTCCTAGCCTATCCAAGTTAGCATTATAATCATCTAAAGATGAGTATACCATTCCGGCCTCAACAAAGGCGCTCTCATTATCATGAGGATCAATTGAATAAATATGTGCTCCTGTAGAGCCATACGCAAGAATGGACGTTGATCGCCCCTTATACGAACCAATTTCAATTATTGCTTGATCTTCTGGCACTGAACTAGCACATAAATAAAGAAGTTCCGCTTCTTTGCGGAAGAACCAACCCTCAACAGTTTCTGAATGTTCCCAGAATGAATGCAAATCATAAATCATTTTATCTCCAACTTGTAGGTGGGGGCCGAAGCCCCCACCCGAATAATTTTACCACTCGCTAGATGATGATGTTGATACGTCATCATGTGACGATCCAGCACCAACATAAAAACCCTCTTGCTCCGCATACGGAACATCACGAACAGCGATCTTCTCTAGATCATAAAGTTCATGCTCATTCCCAGATTTTGCCTCTGATGTGGGGAGAGGAATGATACTGTAATTAGTTTCTGTTCCCATCCCGGCACGCTTCAAACGCCAAACAACATTTGTGATACTACCAGTTTCACCAGCGTACTGAATTACTTCTGGAGTTGCTGACTTAGGACCAGAACCCTGTGAAAGAATTGCCACATACGGGTCTTCCGTGCCATCATCAACTAGAACGTTAATGTATAGACGGCTACGTCCCTTCCAGCCTGCCTTCATGTCCTTGCGGTGCTGCTCGCAACCATAGCAGCGACCCTGATCGTCAATGCTGCAAAGAGCCTTGCGACGATAATCTGAAGGATTTGTATGCTCAACCGCAATGAAACCAGCGCCTGCTGTAGTATCATACGAGGGAGAATCAGGATCAAGTTCCTGAAGAAATCTAATCTTTACACTTTGACCATCGTTAATCTTCAACCAACGGCCCCTTGCACCATCACCACCAGATGATGGCTTATCCAATGCGCGATTCGCGCTCAAACCTTTAACAATACCCATTTTATATCTCCTAATATATGTTTTGTGTAAGGGCTATATGTTGCCCTGTACTTACTATTATACCATTTAATAGATGTTTTGTGAAGTGTATTCTAGGTGAGACATAGCATTTTTTATGCATAATGCTATCTCAGCATCAGTCAAATCACCCGCGTCCTTTGCATCATGCGGGTAAACAGTAGAATCATTCCACATAGCCCACTGAATATCTTTGCTTGACAGCGCATTGGCTATCGACATCCCCAAGTCTCTACCGGGGTTATGTCCACCACATTGCTCAGGGTAACACTTTCGGCAATTATCAGCAACATGATTCTCACGATTGTCAAAGTCGGTCATTATAATAATTCTATTAAAGTACCTGTTTAGGTTTGCAAGATTGTCCTTTGACACAAATCCACCTAAAGTCGCTACTACATTTGGGAATCCCGCTCCATGTATTCGTATGGCATCAAGTGAACTTTCACATACAATAACAGTTCCGCCAATCTTCTTGGCCCGATGTAGGTTAAAGAGTGTCTTAGATCGGGGAAGATTCCTTGAATTCTTAAATGTTTTTTCATGTATTCCTCTTCCCACTAGACCAACCGGAATTCCGTCTGGGCTATGAACTGGAACAATAATCATCTTTTGATTTATAGAGTAACCAATTCGGAATTCATCAATAAGATTAGATCCGATAAAACGTTCACTTAGGTATAACTGTGCATCTGTGCCCGTATCGTATGCCAGTAAATTTAAATACATATCATCAAGTTTGGCTTGATCAAAGGGAACAAAATCTGGCTTATCCTCCAGTAAGGCAGACAACTCATCTTCAAACTCTACAGATGCATCATTCTTGCGCGACTGGATAAAGCGTAACGACTCAAAATCATTACGATGAGAGATTTCCTTTACCAGTTCCAGAATCGTGCCAGAAGCGTCACATGATGGATTAAAACACAAGTACAGACCTTTCGTGTGGCTAACTGAAAAGGATGGAGTGTTTCTATTTCCATGAAATGGGCACAAACAGAGGAAGTCATTATAGGTTTCTCCAAAAATATTTAACCCCAACCCGCTAAGAATAGACTTGACGTGGGCTGGACTATATGTATCCATAAGCATTAATGATCCCTTGGTAGTAACCTCTGCCCCGCGAATCCTTCATATTGCAGGGCCTTCTTCTTTCCAACAAACATACCATGAACATATATTTGAAATCTATACTGATCTTTATCGTTATCGTATTCAAGGTGGAATTGTGAATCAAGGTCAAGCACGGGCACATACCCCGACATTCTCATACTATGGACAATCATACTTTCATATTGGGCACGCATCCTAGGAATTGAAGCATCATCTTTTATAAGACCATCAAAACCAAAGGTTTTTATTTTTCGATTATTCATAGTTGTTATCCTATTCTATAAACTTAATTATATCAGAATTAAGATAACTCCTCGTAAATCTCCTTGACAATACCACGATCAATATCCCAGTCTAGGTAGAAACCAAACTCTGTACCATGACGATTCTTACGATTAACAACCTCAATAATATTAGTATCTGGTGTTCGATGGATAGCCAATGCCATATCAGCATCGTATTCGATAGCCTTTGACCATGCAACCTGAGAGAGCATGGGGGGATTGTCTTGATCAGAAACATCATCCATCGTTGCCGCCGTGATATCAATTACTGGAATGTTGTTACTAACGGCAAGCAGTTTAAACTCCCGCGAAATGTTTCGATTACGCTCTACCTCATTCTTAGACTTCTTAGTATCGTTAAACAACTGGTGATAGTCAAGGATCACTAGGTCGGGTCGGTGCTGATCAATCTTTCCCTGAACAGTTTGCGGAGTGACATCTGCTGTACCCTCGTTGGATACCAGAATAAACCCGTTCTTATCAGCAAACTTCTTTGAAGCCCAATGGTTGAAATCATCTAAGTTAACATCACCGCGAGAGAACTGGCTGGCACGAAAGATTCCAGACCCAAGCATCGTATAAATACGATCACGCATATTCTCAGGACTCATCTCCAATGATACAATCATAGGCTTAAATCCCTGCTCCCAAGCCTTACAGGCTAGGTACGATGTGAACCATGTCTTACCGCGACCGGGCCATCCGATAGCCACAATTAAATGACCGGGGGCCATTCCTGTCGGGTAGGCTAAATCAATGGCCTTAAAGCCCGTAGAGATGCCGGGACTACCACCCATCTGAGCAGCACGCTCACGAACTGCTTCAATGTGACGCTCCGCATCTTCCCAATCAGTAACATCCAAGTCTCGTACATTATTAGTATACTTTGCAAGGCCCGAGATTTCTGTCTGAATATCTGAAATAACGCGAGATGCTGCATTTCCCTTAAGACTTGAACCAGCACTCAAAAGAATCTTCTTAACTTCAGCAGAAAGATATTCATTCTTCAACTGGTCAACGTAATATGCAGTCTCAGCCTTAACGGACTGAGGAACAAAATCCTTGTATCTATCGGTTAGAATCTCAACGTCTGGGACGGCGCGGAACTTATAGTAGTATGCCTTCAAACCTTCCCAAACATCCCGGTGCGAGATGAAAATATCATCTACATTATCTGCAAGCAGAGTTGAAATATCCTTGTTTTTACATACTGCACTAATGACTGCTGACTCAGTGTTCACTGTTCTCCTTTACCATTTGCTTGGTCTTTTCCCTCATCATAACACGCTTACGCATATCTTCATCAGACTTTTTCAGCATGTCATCAAGGCGATCAAAATTATACAGGAACCATTGTAGTGTATGAGCGGAACGATTACCTAGTTTGAAATAATATAACATCAACTCTTTCGCCCTATCAAACCCCACACTCTCAATTACGTCTATCATAGCCCACTTATCCCTGTACTTATTTAAAGTACAGTTTCTACTATACCTATCTAGGTATAGTGATGAGTATAGGTCAAGGAGGGAGTATGCTAATTTACTGTCATTAGCCTTAGCCATTACCCTTTATTTCCTTCTGCATCTCGTTAACCTTCTCTACAATCTTATTCTCTATAAAACTATAGACACGCTCTGTAGCGGCATCAACTGTCTCGCCATCTCTGACATAATCTTCAACACCTATAGAAACGCGAAGGTTCTCAAAGTTACCCAGATTCTTAGTAAATCCTAGTTCAACTCTTACGTTTGTGACCGGCTTTGTCTCTGTCATTTTTCTCCTGACTTATAAATCCAATAGGTAGTTCTTCGGTGCCTGTCTCGTTAAGCCTATCCGCAAAAAGCACCCACCTATCTGCTATTGCTATGAGTGCTTCTATGTCTCTGTGTTGAAGTGCTAGTTCTGTCGCCCTTTCTAATATCTGAAAGGACTTCTTCATTGACTTCTTGTATTGTTTGTCCATTACCATTCCGGCTGCTTCCATACTGGAAGGAAGTCACCGTTATCTCCCTTCACATATAGTATAGTATCATTTCTAAGGATTGCTTCCAACTCTTTTTTGCTAATAGCATGGGTTGGATTTTTAACACCGTCAAATCTTGGCCTGCCAAGGTTGACTGTAATTATATAATCATGAAGGGCACGGATGTCATCTTCACTGAAAAAATATCTACCCCGCTTCTCTGGTTCACCTATCGTATAGGTTCTTTGCGGGGGACGGATGCATCCAGTATTAACATATCTTTTAATGCTATCTGGGTATCTATCAAAAATTCTAGCAACATCTTTAAACGAATAAGCACGTTGCATACGAGAACGACTATCTGATAAAACGTATGCAACGCGCTCACTCTTTGGGTAATTCCATGCAATAAGTAAATCTTCTGGACGATTTACAATTAATGTCTTATGTAGATCATTGTTTAGGAAAAAATACCTGAGCGTCTTAGAAGTCTTTCTTCTTTTTGCGCTAACCATGACCCCAGTCCATTATTTGATTTATTTATAAACCACCTTTTCCCACACATAGAGCAGAATAACTCTACCCTAACGTTTGAAGTATGGCAGCGATCTACAAATACCCGTCCTTTGCACTTTTTACAGTTCATTTTATCTATTACGGCTGTAATCCATCAGGGCTACTATTAGAAACGACTGTTTCATTTACTAGTGATGGTCCATAGTTTCCAACATTAGCACTAACGATAGAAGTAAGAACTGAAATTAAAGCAGCAGTACCAGAGACGGCAAGCGCCTGATTCCAATTAACATCTAGTACTGTAACTGACCCTATCGCAAAGACTGCAATCAATGCCTGAGCAAAAGTCTTCAATGCTCTTTCTAAGACTGCTAAACCAAACTCTTTGTTAAACATTTATTCTCCTTAAGCGGTAATTTTTTTACCATCAATGTAACAACTATAATCTTTAATTTTAACTAGCGAAAGAAAATGCTGACCTTCAGAAACATATCCGTAGATAAATCCTTGCTGCCAGTTTCTTTGATTGCTGTAGTCAGCAGCATTAACATCCATAAGATGACCAATTTCGTATCCCTCTAACTGCTGTCCAGTTAGTTCATACGTCTTATGATAATCACCAACACGATGAGAGTGTCCTCTGATCAAGGAAACACCCCACGCATCCATGTCGGCCTTAACTGATTCACCACTATGCTTTGAGATAGCCTGACCATGATGAACATACATATCGTTAAACCTATTAAACGGAAGAGCATCATACCTATGAAAAGTTATATCATTCTTGTTCAA